AAGACAATGTTTACGGATAAGGTTGTGCCCATCGTGAACAACTACCCGTTCTTCCTCAAGCCGATACAGGATGGTATGGACAAGCCAAAGACAGAGTTGGCGTTCAGGGTTCCCGCATCCAAGATCACTAAGAAGAACATGTACGAGGACGGAGACGTTGAGATACAGGGTCTTGACACCACGATTGACTGGAAGAACACAGGAGACAACTCTTACGATGGTCAGAAGCTACAGCTACTAATACACGACGAGAGCGGTAAATGGCTAGCACCAGATAATATCCTGAACAACTGGAGGGTTACCAAGACTTGTCTACGATTAGGTAGCAGGATCATTGGAAAGTGCCTCATGGGATCAACACCTAACGCGCTAGCAAAGGGAGGGTCTAACTTCAAGAGGCTGTACGAGGACTCAAACATAAAGACAAGGAACAACAACGGACAGACTAAGTCTGGTATGTACTCTTTGTATATACCGATGGAGTGGAACTTTGAGGGTTACATAGATATATATGGAATGCCAGTGTTCAGGGAACCAGCAAAGCCAGTGCAGAGTATAGACAAGTCAATGATAAAGACTGGGGCAGTTGACTACTGGGAGAACGAGGTTGAGTCTCTTAAGGGTGACGCTGATGCTCTTAATGAGTTCTACAGGCAGTTCTCTAGGACAGAGTCTCACGCGTTCAGGGACGAGAGCAAGTCCTCTATATTCAACCTTACAAAGATATACCAGCAGATAGACTACAACGACTCTCTTATAAAGGACAGGGTACTGACACGTGGATCGTTCAGCTGGCACAACGGAGAGAAGGACACAAGGGTTGTGTGGACACCAGACACAAGGGGTAGATTCCTAGTGTCTTGGATACCAAGCAATCAGTTACAGAACAATATAATCAATAAGAATGGGATGAGGTATCCAGGTAACGACCACATCGGTGCGTTTGGTTGTGACCCTTACGACATATCTGGTACAGTTGGCGGTGGTGGATCTAACGGATCACTTCACGGTCTGACCAAGTTCAATATGGACGACGCACCTAGCAACCACTTCTTCCTTGAGTACATAGCAAGGCCACAGACAGCAGAGATATTCTTTGAGGAGGTCCTGATGGCTTGTGTGTTCTATGGGATGCCTATACTTGTAGAGAATAATAAGCCTAGGCTGCTGTACCACCTAAAGAACAGGGGTTATAGGGGGTTCTCCATGAACAGGCCAGATAAGCATGTAACAAACCTATCTAAGACAGAGAAGGAGTTAGGGGGTATACCAAACTCATCCGAGGACGTTAAGCAGTCTCACGCGGCTGCAATTGAGTCGTACATAGAGAAGTACGTTGGACTAGATATGGAGGGAACTTACAGGGACTCTGACGAGATGGGTGACATGTACTTCACAAGAACAATTGAGGAGTGGGCTAAGTTTGATATAAATAATCGTACAAAGTTTGACGCTGCAATCAGCTCTGGACTAGCTATAATGGCTAACCAAAAGAATGTGTACCTTACGGCAAAAAAAGAATCGAAATTAAGCATTACCTTTGCGAAATATAATAATAACGGAAGATATAGTGAAATTATAAAATAACTTATATCTCTGTATGGTATAAAAAATACCAATACCAGTATATTAAACAGAAATACTTGGAAACATATATAAATGAAAGAAGTAAAAATAAACATACCTGCTACATCATTTCCTGACCAGTTTGCGTCAGATAAAGAAAAAGAATCTTATGAATATGGATTGCAAATTGGCGCTTCTATCACTTACGAGTGGTTTAGAAAGGATAACACTAACTCAAGATTTTATAATCAGTGGGGAGACTTCCATAGATTAAGACTATACGCAAGGGGTGAGCAGTCGGTGGCCAAGTACAAGAACGAGATGGCTGTTGACGGTGACCTTAGTCACCTGAACTTAGACTGGACTCCAGTACCTATCATACCAAAGTTTGTTGACGTTGTTGTTAATGGAATGAATGACAGACTGTTCAAGGTTAAGGCATACGCACAGGACTCGATATCACTACAGAAGAAGACAAAGTATCAGGACATGATACAGGCCGATATGCTGTCAAAGGATATTCTTACAGATATCAAGAACAACCTAGGTGTTGATGCGTTTGACACCAATCCAGAAGAACTACCAGAGAACGACGAGGAGCTTGCTCTATACATGGAACTTAAGTACAAGCCAGCGATAGAGATTGCTGAGGAGGAGGCCATCAACACAATTCTAGATCAGAATAAGTACAACGAGACAAGAAAAAGAATAGACTACGACATTGCCACGCTAGGAATTGGTGTTGCAAAGCACATGTTCCTTCCAGGAGCAGGTGTTAAGATTGAGTACGTAGATCCAGCAAACATAGTATACAGCTACACAGAGGATCCAAACTTTAAGGACTGCTTCTACTGGGGAGAGATAAAGACAGTTCCAATAACAGAGCTTGTAAAGATAGACACTACCTTAACTAATGAACAACTTGAAGAGATTTCTAAGTATAGTCAGTCTTGGTATAACTATAATAATTCATCCCAGTTTTATAACAACAGCCTCTTTAGTAAGGACTCTGCTACACTGTTATATTTTAACTATAAGACTACCAAGAAGATAGTATACAAGAAGAAGAATCTAGACAATGGAAACTTCAAGATAATTGACAAGGAAGACACGTTCAATCCTCCACAGGAGATGATGGACGAGGGTAACTTTGAAAAAATAGAGAAGACTATAGACGTTTGGTACGATGGTGTTATGGTTATGGGAACTAACATAATGCTTAAGTGGGAGTTATCAAGAAACATGGTAAGGCCTAAGTCTGCTTCTCAGCATGCAATTCCAAACTATGTGGCTGTTGCTCCAAGGATGTACAAGGGAACTATAGAGTCACTAGTTAAGAGGATGATACCATTTGCTGACCTTATACAGGTTGTACACCTAAAGCTACAGCAGGTTATATCTAAGGTTGTACCTGACGGTGTATTCATTGACGCTGACGGTATTAACGAGGTAGACCTAGGAAACGGTTCTGCATACTCTCCAGAGGACGCTCTTAGATTGTACTTCCAGACTGGTAGTGTTATTGGTAGGAGCTACACAGGAGACGGTGAGTTTAACAACGCAAGGGTTCCTATCCAGGAACTTAGCTCTAATAGTGGACAGGCCAAGATATCTAGCCTTGTAGGAAGCTACAACCACTACCTAGGAATGATTAGGGATGTAACTGGTCTTAACGAGGCAAGGGACGGCTCTATGCCAGATCCAAACTCTTTGGTTGGAGTACAGAAACTAGCGGCACTTAATTCGAATACAGCTACAAGACACATACTTGAGTCTAGCTTATACATAACAAAGACTCTATCTGAGGCTATATCTTGTAGAGTTGCTGACATACTAGAGTACTCAGACTTTAAGGAGGAGTTCATACTTCAGATAGGTAAATACAACGTGAGTATACTAGAGGATATAAAGGACTTGCATATACACGACTTTGGTATATTTATAGAGGTTGCACCAGACGAGGAGGAGAAGGCTCAGCTAGAGGCTAACATTCAGATGGCTCTATCTAGGGATGCTATTTATCTAGAGGATGCGATAGACATAAGAGAGATTAGAAATCTAAAGTTGGCTAACCAGTACCTTAAACTTCAGAGAAAGAAAAAGGAGGAGACTATTCAGAAGAATCAACAGGCTCAGCAACAGATGCAGGGTAAGATTCAGCAGCAGTCACAACAGGCCGCAGCTCAGAACGCGTTACAGGCCATACAGGCAGAGACACAGTCTAAGATGCAGATCAAGCAGGCGGAGGTTGGTTTTGATATTGAGAAACTTAAGCAAGAGGCCCAACTTAAGATGGAGCTTATGAGGATGGAGTTTGATCTGAATATGCAACTAAAGGGCGTTGAGACAGAGCAGATGAGTCAGAAGGACACGCTTAAAGAGAAGGCTAAGGATAAGAGAATAAGCATACAGAATACACAACAATCAAAGTTAATTGATCAGCGTAAGAATAATCTTCCACCAGTTAATTTTGAATCAAATGAGGATAGCTTGGACGGATTCGATATGGCTGAATTTGAACCAAGATAAATAACTAACTTTGCAAAAAAAAAATAAAAATGAGTACAGTACCATCAGGAACAAGATTTATAGGAATCTCAGAAAGAGTTAACCTTAAAGAAAAAAAGTCAACAATATTAAATTCTGAAACACAGCCATTTACAATACAAGACATAGCAGATACAGTTGGTGTTGGATCACAGGGACCACAAGGTATTCAAGGACCTGCAGGACCGTTAGGACCAGTTGGACCTGCTGGATTAAATTGGCAAGGATCATGGGTTTCAGGAACATCTTATATTGCAGATGATGCTGTTGGATATAACGGAGCTTCTTACTTTTGTATTTTAGCAACATCTGGAACTACAACTCCAAACCTAGCTACAACAAACTGGGCACTGTTAGCGTCTCAAGGGGCGCAAGGTATTCAGGGAATTCAAGGTCCTACTGGAGCACAGGGACCTGCTGGTGGAGCTGGAGCAGTACCTAAAACAAGAGGGGCAGTATATGGAGGAACATACCCCAATAATGAAACAGTTCTTCCTTATGATATAAATATAATTAATGTAGGAACTGGAAATTTATTTAAGTTACCTGACAACGCTCCGTTAGGAAAAGAAATTATAATTGATTGTTCAGCAACTGTAGCTACTATTTATCCATTCTCTGGGGGTGGTATTGAAACAGCTGTAAATGGTCAGTCTGGTCAAAGAAATGTTTCTTTTAATGATCTTGTAAAATTTACTTCTTTTGCTAATAATTATTGGTTAGCTGAATCATTACTAAGAAATGCTCCATTACTTGATGGTAGAGATTTATCAAACGGTAATTACTGGTCTTTGAGTTGGGTTTCAAATACTACATCACCGTTGTCTTTATCTACTTTAAATTCAACGTGGGCTAACGCTACAACTATTCCTGGGTTTCAAGTATTTTGTCCTTCAATAACTGGAGGTGGATTAGTATATACTAAAACAGGTGCTGCAACTTGGGTTTCACAACCTATAACAGTGGTGACATAATAAACAATATAATTAAATAAATCAAATCAAATGGAAAATTTCACAGTTAGAGATGTAGGTGTCTCTGAACAAAAGTCTATTCAAGAGGTAGAACAACAGTTGTTAGATCAACACGAGGAAAAGTTTAGTCAGAATGTTCAACAGGATGAACCGTTCATTGCAACTGAACAGCCAGAGACAAATGAACTGAAGGACGAGGATGTACTCTCGTACATTAAGAACAGATACAATAAGGAGGTAACATCAATTGATGAGTTATTTCAAAAGAGGGAGGAAACAGAGGAGTTGCCAGGCGACGTGTCTGCATACTTCAAATATAAGAAAGAGACTGGACGTGGGATAGAAGACTTTGTTAAGTTAAACAGGGACTACAACTCAATGGATTCAGACTCATTGTTGGCAGAGTACTACTCACAGACAGATGAAGATCTGGACGAGGAGGATATCGCTTATATGATTGAGGACAAGTTCTCGTACGACGAGGATTTAGACGATCCAAAGGATATCAAGAAGAAGGAACTCGCCAAGAAGAAAGAGCTTGTTAAGGCCAAGAAGTACTTTGAGGATTCAAAGGAGGCATATAAGATACCAGTTGAGTCAGCTGGAGGTCTTGTCTCTGAAGATGAGAAGGAGACCTACAACGCCTACAAGAAATATGTTCAAGATTCGCAGAGTCAACAAGAAGAAAATTACAGAAAATCTGAATATTTTCAAAAGAAGACGGAGGAGCTTTTCTCTGATGATTTCAAAGGTTTTGATTTCGTTATAGGAGATAAGACAGTTAAGTTTTCACCTGGAGATGTTAAAGAGACTAAGAAAATTCAATCAGATGTTTCAAACTTTATATCTAAGTATATAGATGCAAACGGAATGATATCTGATCCTGTTGGTTACCACCGTTCATTAGCAGCTGCTATGAACCCAGAGAAGATGGCCACGTTCTTTTACGAACAGGGCAAGGCTGAGGCGTTATTAGATAATGCAAGAAAAATTAAGAACATTGACATGGATACCAGGAGTACTCCGCAGTCAATCAGCCAATCTGGTTTTAAAGTTGTAGCTACTGAAAGTGATAGCGGAAGAGGACTAAAAATAAAAAGTAATAGAAACATTTAAAACACAAAAACATGCCAGCACAAGTAGCAAGTACCCCAGGGTTCGCATTACAGCCAAGCGCAACGAGACAAACTCTTGCGACAAATTACATTACTGACTTCAACTTCTTGAATCAGTACCTTCCAGACACGTACGAGAAAGAATTCGAGCGTTATGGAAATCGCTCAGTAGCATCTTTCTTAAGAGCTGTTGGAGCAGAGATGCCATCTACATCAGACCTTATCAAATGGGCTGAACAAGGTCGTCTACACACTAAATATGTTAACTGTGCCTCTGGAGCAGCAGCTGGAGCTGATACTGCAACAATCACAGTATCTGACACATTGATCCCGTCTTCTAACCTTTCTGGTACTGCTAGAATTGCGTTTAAAGTTGGTCAAACAGTATTGATTTCTGACAACGCGTCTTCAAAATCTAACAAAGGTATTATCACAGCTGTATCATCTTCTGCAAACACATTTGATGTTGCATACTACGCAGCAGCAGGACAAACATTTGCAGCTACAGATACTGTAAGTTGTTTTGTATACGGTTCTGAGTTTAGAAAAGGAACAAATGGAGTTGCTGAGTCTGTTGAGGCTTCTGACTCTATTTTCTCTAATAACCCAATTATCATCAAAGAGAAGTACTCTGTTACTGGATCTGACATGGCTCAGATTGGATGGGTTGAGGTTACAACTGAAAATGGAGCTTCAGGTTTCTTATGGTATATCAAATCAGAGCACGAAACTCGTTTACGTTTCGAAGATTACTTAGAGATGTCTATGATCGAAGCAGTTCCTGCTGAGGCAGCTTCTGGAGCTATTGCCACTACATCTGTAGGAAATAAAGGTTCTGAAGGTATGTTCTACGTTATTGGAAACAGAGGTAACGTATTCAGTGGTGGTAACCCAACCGCATTGTCTGACTTTGATGAGATCATCAAGAGACTTGACAAGCAAGGTGCTATCGAAGAGAACGTGTTGTTCATCAACCGTCAGTTCTCTTTCGATATTGACGATATGTTAGCTCAACAAAACTCTTACGGAGCAGGTGGTACATCTTATGGTTTATTCGATAACGATAAAGAGATGGCATTGAACTTAGGTTTCACAGGATTCCGTAGAGGTTATGACTTCTACAAAACTGACTGGAAGTACTTGAACGACGCTTCATTAAGAGGTGGTATCGTTGGTGGAGCTATCAACGGTGTATTAGTTCCAGCTGGATCTACTACAGTATACGATCAAGTTCTTGGTAAAAATGCTAAACGTCCATTCTTACACGTACGTTACAGAGCTTCTGAAACAGAAGACAGACGTTATAAGACTTGGATTACAGGTTCTGCAGGTGGAGCACAAAACTCTAGCTTAGATGCAATGGAAGTTCACTTCTTATCTGAAAGAGCTTTATGTACATTAGGAGCAAATAACTTCTTCTTGTTCACAAACTAGAATATCTTAACAGAGGGACACGGCGATCATCGCCGTGTTCTTTTTAATAAATTAAATCACATCAAATGAAAAATCAAGTAGCACCAGTAGATAAGATCTACATTCTAAAAGGAGACTCAACTCCACTTACTTATATGTTATCGTCAAGAAATACACGTAGAGCACCTCTACTTCACTTTGACGGAAAATCAAACAGAGCATTACGATATGCTATAAATCAAAAAACACCATTCGAAGAAGAACAGGATGGTAACTCTATACTAGAGCCTATTGTTTTTGTTGATGGCGCACTAATTGTTCCTAAAAACAATCCTGTATTGCAAGAATTTTTATCTTTACACCCAGGTTATGGAGACATATTTGAGGAGGTAAATAATGAGAAGAATGCAGTTATTGATATTGAAGAGTTTAATGCAGAACTAGATGCTCAGTTAGCAGCTAGAGAATTAAACGTGGAGATGTTAGAGGCAGTAGCTAGAGTTTTATTAGGAGCAAACATTGAAAAAATGTCCACAGCAGAACTTAAGAGAGATGTTTTTGTTTACGCCAAGTCGTATCCAACAGATTTTTTAAGTATGCTTAATGATCCTATGTTGAAGCTACAGAATACCTGCGCTAAGTTTTTTGAGTATAATGTAATCGTTATGAAGAATAAGGATAGAGACATATACTTTAACTTACCACAAAACAAGAAGAAGATACTTACCGTTCCATACGGAGAGGATAAGAACTATATATTAGCATCATACCTTCAGACAGATGAAGGGATTGAGGTATTGAAATTGTTAGAGAATAACATAAAATAATTAAACTAAACACTCCAAAATAAGGGGTGTTTTTTTTGTTATCTTTGTAAAAAGTTTTTAGCATGATAGATTCGGTAAGAAATACGGTACTCTCTGCCGTAAATAAAAATAATTTTGGGTATATAACACCAGATGACTTTAATTTATTCGCTAAGCAGGCACAGATAGATATATTTGAAGATTATTTTTACCAGTACAACACCTGGATAAATAAGATGAACAATAGACAGTCTGGGACTGGATATGCAGACATGGTTAAACTTGCTGAGGAGGTTATAGATAGTTTATCGTCTACAACTACACTTAGTGTTAGTTCAGGAAAATTTCTTCTTCCTTCTAATTACTACTATATAAACACAATTAGATACGGATCAAAAGAAATAGATAGGGTGTCTCAAGATAAGATACTAAACTTATTATCTTCAAACCTAACGTCACCGTCTACACTTTATCCAGTATATACACAGGAGGGAGATTTTGTAACTGTATATCCTGACTCAATAACATCTATTAAGCCTCAGTATATAAGGATTCCAAAGGATCCTAAGTGGACTTATATAATGGTGAATGGGGCTCCTATATTTAATCCAAATAATGACTATCAAGACTTTGAATTGCCACTTACAGACGAGCCGTTGCTTGTTGCTAAGATACTTAAGTATGCTGGTCTATCAATAAGAGAGGGAGACGTGTATCAATTTGGAAATTTAGAACAGACTAATAATAAACAAACACAAGGATAATAATGGCAGATGGTGCACAAAGTATGTATGTAAGTCTTTGCTATAGCGAAACGTCTCCTTACGACTCTTGTATTTCTTGTATAGCTACTCCTATAAGTAACGATACTTATTTAACTGGTTATCAATACTATGAGAATTCTGGTGAAAATCCAGAGGATAAAAACTGGGGATCATATCAGTATGTTTCACTGGATGATGTTGTGAACAACTTTATGCTTATGTATGTTGGAAACGACAAGTTAATTAATAACGTATCTAGGTACAATGTTTTATTTCACGCAAAGAGAGGAATACAGGAGGTTAACTACGACGCTCTCAAGGAGATTAAGGTTCTAGAGATAAGTATATGTGATGACCTTAAGTTTATACTTCCAAACAACTATGTAAACTACGTAAGAATATCTTTATACAAGGATGGAATACTTCGTCCGTTAACAGAAAATATTCAGACAAACTATAGTAATAGTTATCTACAGGACAACAACTGTAGGGTTTTATTTGACCAGAATGGTAATATTTTAGAGGGAACATCTTTATTGGATAACGATAGGATTTCAAATCAACAGAAAACAATGTATCCTGGAGATGGACCTTTCAGTGGAAGAGAAGGATTTAACTATAATGGGATGTGGTACTTCGACTACCCTGTAGGAAATAGATTTGGAATGAATACTGAGACTTCTAATATAAACCCTACATATAGGATTGATAAGAAGTCTGGAGTTATAAACTTTGGTTCTGGAATGGCTGGAGAGTTGTGTATACTTGAGTATGTTTCTGATGGAATGGAAGATGGAGACGATTCTAGGATAAGTATAAACAAGATGGCTGAAGAGTTTCTATATGCTCACATAAAGTACCAGATACTTTCATCTAAGTTAGGAGTGCAGGAATACGTAATACAGAGAGCAAAGAAAGAAAGAACAGCTATACTAAGGAATACTAGAATTAGATTAGGGAATATTCACCCAGGTAGACTTCTTATGAATATGAGGGGTAAAGATAAATGGATTAAATAGGTATGGCAAATACACTAGATACAGCTGAGGCATTATTTTACGTTGGAAAAATGAATAAGGATCTTGATGAGAGATTTATTAAGCCAGGTGAATATGTTGATGCATTAAATATAAGGATAGGATCTTCAGAGCTTGGTGGGTCTACTAATTTAGACTTAGGAAGTTCTGGATCTATAGAAAACTCTAAAGGAAATACTTTATTAACTAATATACAGCATGTTAGTTCTGACGCTAAGTGTATTGGAGCGTATGAAGATAGTGCTAATGAAACTATATATTGGTTTGTTACATCTACAAGCGCAGACCTTGTTCTGTCGTATAATGCAAATACTAGTGC